ATATAAGAGTAGAAAGAATTTTACATTAGATCATTTCATGGAGAGAATGAAAATATACAATGAAGAAAAGTTTGAGTATAAGATTTACACAATCAACCTAAAGGAAGAATAAGATGCTGTGTAAAGTATTAAAATTAAACACCGGAGAAACTGTAATGGGCAACATTACGGAAGAGACACGTTCATATATTGATGTGCATCGTCCGTTGAGAATTGTTGTTGTGCCCAAGAACAACGGTGCATATGCTATCGCACTTACGCGATGGGAACCAATCTCAAACTTTGAGTACCCAATTCGTCTGTTTAAGCAAGCAATTGTTTCTGTGTCGGAACCTCATGATGAGTTTAGAGACAACTACGTTGAAATCTATAATCAATATGAGAGTAAAGAAATTATAGAACAAGCAGTAAGCACAGAAGATAAAGAAGATGACACTTCTGAAAATCTAACTAAGATTGAAGAAATGTTAAAGGCGATGATGGAGTCAAACACTACACATACACTCCATTGATTCATTTCAAACAGGACACCCTGATTATACACACTTGTCAAGCACCTGTCAACATAAAGCGAAGGAAATATTATGGCTACAAAAGAGAATGCCCGCCACTACGTGGACAATGAAAAATTTTTGAGTGAGATGACTGAATTTCGAAATGCAGTTATAATTTCAAAAGAAAACAATACCGAAAGACCAAGAGTGCCAAACTATATTGGCGATTGTCTTTTTAAGATTGCTACACACTTGGCAAGAAAACCAAACTTTGCAAACTACACATTCAAAGAAGATATGGTATCTGATGGAGTAGAGAACTGCCTACTCTACATTGATAACTTTGATCCTGAAAAATCCAAAAATCCATTCGCATACTTTACCCAAATTATTTACTACGCATTTCTTCGAAGAATTCAAAAAGAGAAAAAGCATTTGTATATCAAATACAAAAGCATGGAGAATGAAGTTATCAATCAATTGGTTGAAAACAACGGTGAAGATTTTGTGATTACTGGACTGAATGGTGCAATGCATGATGCATATAGCGAATCATTTATTTCCGAATTCATTGAAACTTTTGAAAGCAATAAGAAGAATAAAGTAACAAAAGCAAAGAAACCTAAGACTACCAAAAAGAAAGGTAATCTAGATCAGTTTTTGGAGAATGATGATGAACACCCCCATGCCAGCACAACTTGAACATTGGTTGAAAATTGTAACGAATAAAAAATCGCCATACGACCTAAGACAACAGGCAGTCTTGCATTTGACGAACATTCGTGATACAATAGACAAGTCTCTAAGGAATAACAACCAACAAGGTAAACAATATAAGAATGAGAATCGCATTACTCGGTGATACGCATTTCGGTGTTCGAAATGACTCAAAGATATTCCATGAATACTATGAAAAGTTTTATGACGAAGTTTTCTTTCCGCAACTAGCGCAAAGAGGTGTTCGCCATATCATTCAACTTGGCGATTTATTTGATCGTAGAAAGTATATCAACTTCTTGTCTCTGACAGAAAGCCGCAGATATTTTTTCGACAAGTGTAGAGAATACAACATACACGTTCATGCGCTGATTGGCAATCACGATATCTTTTGGAAAGAAAGTCTAGAAGTTAATTCTCCTAGTCTGCTTTTGCGCGACTATGCTAATATCACTCTTTGGCAGGATGTTGGTACGCTAGAAATTGATGGTGTGAAGATTGACATGATTCCTTGGATATGCAAAGACAATGAACAGCGAGTGTATGATCACATTCAGAATACATCATCTTCTATTTGTGTTGGACACTTTGAACTTGCTGGATTCAATTTGTCAAAAGGCGTTCAAAGTCATGATGGTGTAGATTCAAAGTTTCTAGATAACTATGCGTATGTGTATAGTGGACATTATCACACACATTCAACGCAAGACAACATCATGTATCTAGGTACTCCATATGAGTTGTTTTGGTCTGATTACAAAGACAAAAAGTATTTTGGTATTTTGAATACTGATGACCTGAAACTTGAACTCGTAGAAAATCCTTTGCGTAAGTTTTTCAAGATCAATTATGATGATCGCCAGATGCAAATGGAACATCTAAAGACAATTGACTTTACGCGATACCAAAGTGCATATGTTAAGGTGGTTGTTGTTAACAAACAGAATCCATATTTGTTTGATAAGTTGTTGGATGAATTGTATAAACAAACTCCCGCTGACGTAACAATCGTTGAAGATTTTTCTGACATAAGCGCAGAAGAAACTGATGAAGAAATTGTTGATCAGGCCCAAGATACCATGACAATTTTATCAAACTACATTGATGGTCAAAGCCTAAATATTTCAGACACAAACAAACTGAAAACTTTAATGCGTGAACTTTACGTTGAAGCACTTAGCACGGAGAATATAGAATGATGACATACGGAAATATAACTAATAATCGGCCGTTAAATAGAGTTTTCAAATTACATCCTTACGTTTATTGGGATGGAGTATTTGATGATTCCGAATTACAAAAATTAAAAACATTTTTAGAAAATTCCGAACCTTTAAAAAAGGCGGAAGTTTTGAATGAAGAACAATATGGAAGTCATAGAAAATCTAAAGTAGCCTTTCACAATTTTAACGCCGATACTGAATGGATTTTTTTAAAATTCAATTCAATAATTGAGCATGTTAATCGTCAATTTTTTAATTTTGATTTAAATGGATACGATATTTTTCAATACGGAGAATATCACGCAAGTGAAAATGGAAAATACGACTATCATACAGATTCAAATTTTGGGGATATAAAGTGGGACGATTTAAGTTTAGTTGAACCAAGAAAATTATCTTTGACTATGCTTTTGAACGAACCCAATAAAGATTTTACTGGAGGAGAATTTTCTTTCAATGTGGGTAGAGAAGATAATCCCTTGTATGTTGAATTGAAAGAAGGAAGAATAATTTTATTTCCTTCTTTTCTACTTCATAGAGTTCATGAGGTGAAGTCTGGTATTAGAAAGTCTTTAGTCATTTGGGTAACAGGACCTAAGTTTAAATAACATGATTATATTTCGTAAATTAAGATGGAAGAATTTTCTATCAACAGGAAATCATTTCACCGAAATGAATTTAGGTGACAACACTACCACACTTATTGTAGGTAGCAATGGATCAGGCAAGTCTACTATGCTTGACGCATTGACGTTCGTGCTATTCGGCAAAGCATTTCGCAACGTAAACAAAGGACAACTAGTAAACACAATCAACGAAAAAGATTGTCTTGTTGAAGTTGAATTTGATGCCAACAACAAATCTTATAAGATTGTTCGCGGCATCAAGCCTAACGTGTTTGAAATTTATTGTAATGATACTCTTGTCACTCAGTCTGCGGCAGTTAAAGACTATCAAGAACATCTAGAGAAATTTATCCTCAAACTCAATTACAAATCATTTACTCAAATCGTTATGTTGGGTAGTGCATCATTTACTCCGTTCATGCAGTTGTCTGCAAGTGACAGACGTTCTATTATTGAAGACCTGTTAGACATTCAAATCTTCTCGCGCATGAATGGTGTTCTGAAAGATAAGTTTCAATTATTAAAAGAAAGTTATGCTGAAGCAAAATATGCATTTGATTTGAAGACTGAAAAAATTCAAATGCAGATTCAGTTTATTGAAAACTTGAAGAAGAACACCGAACAGAAAATTGCACAGCAAGAACTTGAAATTGCAAATACTCAAATTAAGATTGAGCAGAGTATGAGTACCGAGTTTAGTCTGATGCAAGATTTGTCTGATTTGTGTATACAAATTTCAGACAAAGATAAGGTTAATGGTAAACTTTCTAAGTTTGCTAACATTAAAATGAATCTCGGTAAGACAATGACAAAGGTAAACTCTGACATTGCTTTTTATAATGACAATGATGAATGTCCAACATGCAAGCAAGGTATTCCACACGAACACAAACAAACAATTGTGGACGAGAGAAAATCAAAACTCAAAGAAGTTGAAGATGCTCTAACTAAGTTAAATGCTGAGGTAGATCAACTAGCCGACAGACAAGAACGGATTCAAGCAATTGCAGAACGGATTCAAGAAAAGAAATCTGAAATTACTACAATTCAATCTGAAGTTTCTGCCGAGAAGCGTTATATCGAAACTTTGAGAAAAGACATTGAGAGAATCAGAAACGCAAAAGAAGATGTGGATGAAGAGAACAAAAAACTTCAAACGCTGAATACTGAAATCGTTGACCTTGAAGCAAACATGAAGAGTCTTTCTGAAGAAAGATTATATTATGAAACTGCAACAACTCTGTTGAAGGATACTGGCATTAAGACGAAGATTATTCGACAATACATTCCAGTTATCAATAAGTTAGTTAACAAGTATCTGACTTCCCTAGACTTCTTTGTAAACTTTAATCTTGACGAATCGTTCAAAGAAACAATCAAGTCTCGGTATCGCGATGACTTCACCTATGCGTCATTCAGCGAAGGTGAGAAGCAACGTATTGATATGGCATTGATGTTGACATGGCGCGCAGTTGCCAAACTGAAAAACAGCGCCAGCACAAACTTATTGATATTGGATGAAATCTTTGATTCTTCATTAGATGCAAATGGTACAGAAGACTTGATGAAGATTCTTGATATGCTTGAGAGTACCAATCTATTTGTGATTAGCCATAAGGGTGATATTTTACAAGATAAGTTTGCACACACAATTAAATATGAGAAAGTAAATAATTTTTCTAGGATTGCAAAATGAATTTAGTGTCGGATACGGATAAAATTTTACATCAACCTTGTCAAGAGTTTGATTTTACGAACCCACCATTTGATGCAAAAGAATTTGCACAACAATTATATCAAAGCATGACACATCACAATGGACTTGGATTGTCCGCAAATCAAGTTGGTGTGCCCTATAGAATTTTTGCAATTCGAATTGATGTAGATCCATTGGTAATATTTAATCCAAAAATTGTAGATCAGTCTGAAAATGAAATTTTACTTGATGAAGGTTGTCTAAGTTTTCCTTTATTGTATATGAAAGTTAAACGACCTGATTGGGTTCGTATTCGCTTTCAAACTCACGATGGTGAAACTCATACTGAACTATATGGTGGTATGACTGCAAGAGTTATCCTACATGAGTATGATCACATGGAAGGTGTTACGTTTAAAACTCGCGCATCAAAATTTGTATTAGATCGCGCAATGAAAAAACAAATGATTCTGAAGAGGGCGCACAAGAAAGCAAATATAGAATTCTTTAAACGTCAACGACTAAATGGAACTACAGAGATTGTTCCTCAGGTTGTTCAAACATGGTATGAAACGGACGAAAAATGAAACCTTGGCAACACGGATATGAACTAGACTATCTCAAAGGTCTAGAAAAACAATACGAAGATTACAACAAGTATACGTTGTCACCATTCGCAAAGTTTAAGAAGAATAATATTGCAGAATCTTTACACAAAGGCACTCTAGTTAAACTGACTGAAGAAGCAATGCTAGAAATTGCAGAATCAAAAGCGGCAAGCAATATTACAATGCATGGTGAAACTATTATTGCAAAGAAGCAAAAAGGCGATGTTACATTCGGAAAACTTTTAGGCAATACTGACAATCTAGAATTAGAAATTGTTAAGTATAAGACTAGAGATTGTTGGATGTATGTGTGGGCAGAGAATAAAGAACATTGTCAATTCGCAGAAGACTTAGGATTTTGTTATGTCGGTCCTAAGATTACCACATATGGCGAAGTCTATGCAATCTACTACAGAGGCAAGCCTAGAGAGTTTCCGAAAGTTGATCCGGCAGAATATCTTTCCATTCAGAAAGTTGACAACGTTGATGTAAATGTGATAGAATCAATTTATAACAAACTGAATACTCTACCTGAATTTACCAACCACTACAGTAACTACAACAAAGGCAAGTCATGGTCGGCATTGTCATTGCGCGGATACTCTTCAGATCCATCGTTCATTACCAAGCCAATCGAAATGAGTGATGCTTGGAAAGAAGAAAACAAAAACACAGACTTCTACATGCAAGACACCGCATTGTTCAAGCAATTCGAAGAAGTAAAAGAACTGTTGAAAAACTACGGACAAAAAATTCATAGAGTTAGATTCATGAGACTGAAACCAGGCGGCGGTGAACTTGAACGACATACTGATCAAGTTGATCCTGATTCTGGTGGCACAAAAGGTAAACTAGCACGTATTCATTTTCCAATTAAGACAAATGATAGAGTTATATTTACTGTATGGGATACAAAAGGCAATCCACAAAAGATACATATGAATGTTGGTGAGTGTTGGTTTTTGGATACTCGCAAACCTCATATGGCAATTAATCGTGGAGATGAAGAAAGAATACATTTAGTTGTTGATATTGAAACTGAAGATAAATTATATGACAAACTTGTTAACTGCTGAAGAGTATTTGAATACAGTCAAAGGATGGGAAGACCCAAACCCACCGCCTGTTGTAGAAGTATACAACGGGTTTCATGTTGTTCGTGATGACAAACTAGGCTATGGAAGCAAAGCACGATTCATTGATTATCTTATAAGCACAGATGGTGATGAATGGGTCTTTGGTGGCGCAAACAAAGTGGGTTGGGGTCCTATTTCTCTAACACACGTTTGTAATAAATATGGAAAGAAAGCAACCTTCTTCATGGCTAAACGTAGTGAACCTACGTGGCATCAACAAAAAGTCTTAGACATGGGCGGCACTATTCATTGGGTAGCAAATGGTATGTTAAACGTCACCAAAGCAAAAGCGCGTAAGTATTACGAAGAAGATACTGTATCTCGCAGAGTGCTACCTCTCGGACTAGAACACCCTACTGTTCTTGGTTCAATCATCAAAGTCGCACGTTCACTCAAAGTCAAACCAACAGAAATTTGGACAGTCGCATCTAGCGGCACACTCAATCGCGGATTGCAATTAGCATTTCCCGATGTGCCCGCATACGCAGTTGAAATTGGTCACAAGATGAGTGATTATGAAAAAGGCAGAGCAATTACAATGCGATCTTCATACAAATATGACCAAGCAGTTGAAGAAAGCAGGCTACCCCCATATCCTAGCGAAAAATACTATGACGCAAAGATTTGGGATTTTGTATCGGCTAACGGGAAAGAAGGAGCACTTATCTGGAACGTAGCCTAATAGGAGAAAATGTCATGAGTAAAGAAGAAGATAAAGTAAAACATTCTCGCAGACAACTTCAAAAGGAATCCTATATAAAGAGACAAGTAAAAATCGCAAAGGCACATAATTTAGATGTGAAAGAACCACATAGATATCAAAAACACGCGGCTATCAATTGTGGAAATCCAGACTGTTTTATGTGTGCAAATCCAAGACGAGTTTGGAAAGAACCTACTATTCAAGAAAAACGATTTGATCAAAAAGAATTATTGGAGTAAATATGAGTGAATTAAATTATGAAGTGATTGATAATTTTTTGCCTGAAGACGAAGCAAAATTTATTAAACATTCGCTAATGATAGATTCAAATTTTCCTTGGTATTGTAATCATACAGTTGTGGATAGAATTCAAGATGATTTTTTAGAAAATTATCAGTTTACTCATACGTTCTATAAAGATTATACTCCAGTTAGTGGTTATATGAATGTTATTGCGCCTTTAGTTCTTAAAATAAATCCTTTAGGACTTATGCGAATTAAAGCAAATCTAGGACCAATCAGAAAAGATAAAGTGAGATTTACATATCATACTGATTTCAATGGATTTGAAACTGGAACAAAAACTGCGATATACTATGTGAATACGAATAATGGAACTACAGTATTCAAGGATGGAACTGAAATTCAATCTGTTGCTAACAGACTCTTAATTTTTGACCAAAATATTCCTCACACCGGAACTACATGTTCGGATGAAAAATTTAGATGTTTGATTAATTTAAATTATATTAATAGAGTATGATAAAAGAAAAATACTTAGGCACATACATGAAAACTGCAAGATTATTTGCGGAGCATAGTAGTGCCGTGAGAAAGAAAGTTGGTGCGGTTATTGTAAAAGATGACCGCATCATTTCTATTGGGTATAATGGTATGCCTACCGGTTGGGATAACAACTGCGAGCAAGTTGTTGGACATACCCACGAAGGTCCTGCGCTTAAAACAAGACCTGAAGTTATCCACGCAGAATCAAACGCAATCGCCAAACTAGCCAAGTCTACCGAAAGCGGTGATGGTGCAAGTATGTTCATCACTTGCGCCCCATGCATAGATTGTGCTAAAATGATATATCAGTCCGGTATAAAAGAGGTATTCTATGGTGAAAAATATAAGAATGATGACGGATTGAACTTCCTATATAAGTGTGAAATTAAAGTAAAGGAAATTAATAATGAAAACTTTTGATACATTTGAATCTGTTGATAGCATGGGTGCGTGTATGAAGCGACCTATTGTTGTTCATGCAAAACAGATTGGTGAAGATTTTAGAGTAAACACACTCGAAGGCAATTACAAACAAGGTAAAGCAGGCGACTATTTGATGCGTGGCATCGATGGTGAGTTGTATATTTGCGACAAAGAAATTTTTGAGAAGACATATGATTTTTTATGAAATACAAATACGAAACGTTTAATGACTATTTTGAAGAATTGGAATCATTCAGTCATAGACTTGCAAGATTTCATGAAGAGTTTGATCAAGTGCCTCTGGAAAGACGCAAGCGCATGATTGAATGGCTTGAAGCCGCATTTGAGTGCGGACGTATGTATGATGAGGATAACCGATGAAACATTTTTATGAACGAAACGATTGGTTGTTAAACCATGAAACGAACAAAACGTTTGAACAAATACAATGGATGACAGATGATGAATTCAGGCAATGGTTTATTGATCTGCGTAAAGCAGTTGTTTATGCGTGGGATAACCTTAATCAGCCTCCAAGGGTTGGTTGGGATGAAAACGAGATTCGAAAACAGTTTAGAGAAATGTATGGCTTTTCAGTCCACGAATTCGAACAAGTCGATGAACTCACCGGCGAAAAAGACGTAATTCGAAACACTAGTGTAGTTGGCAATGCCGCGAATCAATGGTTTCCTACCATGATGAAAACTCGCATTAATTATACCAAGAACGATGATGGCTTGTCTATTTACGATCACTTTATTCGAGATGATCTTTTAGAGAAGACTCTAAAGTATGCAAAGCGTCATTATAAGCGTGACTCTTTCTATCACTACTCAAACACAATCAAAGTCGGTGAAGTGATTACAATCGGTTCACATAAAAAGAAATTCAAGACTGGTGATGATTTTGTTCAGTATTTTGAACAAATGAACTTGCGCGAATATGGCTATGACTATTGGGTAGAATCGCGTGACGATGAAGAAGAGTATACTGGCTACAATGAAGACTTGAAGAATGCAAAGTATCTTGAGATTGCAGACTTGTCTTTGTGCAAAGAACACACAGTCAAAAACATTCAAGCGAAACAATCTAAGTATCGAATTCGAATGTATAAGATGGGACAGAAAATTTTTCCTCTTGGCTTCAAAGCATTCCGCGTATCGTGGTGTCAATACGCAGTAAATTTTCCTCCACTCACGGCAAAATTTCTTTATGAAAAATTCACAAAGCACATTAAAGGACAAGATAGAATTGTGGTTTACGATCCCTCTAGTGGTTGGGGCGGTCGTATTCTCGGTGCTATGTCTGTTCGTAGTAGCACTCCCCTACATTATGTCGGTACTGATCCTAATACTGATCACACTATTCGGAGCGATAGTGGTGATAGTTCTACTAAGTATGCCGATCTGGCTAATTTTTTCAATGCCTCAAAAAACTCTGGAGTATTGTTTGAAGATGCCCATACTTTCGATGTATATCAATTGGGCTCTGAAGTCATTAGAGAAGACAAGCAATTCCAAGAATACAAAGGCAAGTTAGATATGGTGTTCACTAGCCCTCCTTACTTTGCTAAGGAAGCATATAGTGAAGACCCAACACAATCGTATAAGAAGTTTACTGGCTACGATGCATGGCGAGAAGGATTCTTGCGTCCAACACTAGAGACTGCTGTTGAATGGTTGCGTAGTGATCGTTATCTGTTGTGGAACATTGCTGATGCAAAATTTGGTGCTGACATGCTACCGCTTGAAAAAGATAGCAAAGATATCTTAGAAGAATTGGGTATGATATATAAGGGTGTGTTAAAAATGTCGCTGGCGCAGATGCCAGGAGGCAACCGCATTGACCCTGATACAGGATTACCTAAAGCGAAAAACTTTTGCAAGGTGAACGGCATGTGGTTGAAGTATGAACCAATTTTCGTATTCTACAAGCCATGAAAAAACTTTTCTGTCCTAAGTGTAAAAAAGACAAGCCATCGAATGGAGATTTCTTCCAACGAAAAGACCTAGATTTAGCATCAAAAAGGGGTCACAATCAAGCAATTTGCACACAATGTATCGAAAAACCTCAAAAAGTAGCAAAAAATCAGACTAAACCTCTCTAAGTTGTTGATTTTTAAAGAGTTTTTTTGTTGTTTTTTTGCAACCTGACGTAAAATAGTTGTTGACATTCTCTCCCATACCTGTATAATAGACTATGTTGAGTTGAGAGAGGACGTTATGGGTCAGACTATTACATTATGGACAATGAACGGGGTTTCAAAAGCAAAGACTGCTAAGGCTATTCTGTTTTTGAACACCGAAACCAATCAAGAGGCATGGGTGCCTCTCACGGTTGCAAGTGTTCGTTTCATCGGCAAGGACTACAAGGTGCAAGTTACTGTACCTGGTTGGTTCTACGGCAAGATTCAATGGAAGCAACCTTCCACTTTCACCCCCAAAGCAAAATCTGCTAACCCATACATTGGTGCCGATGTTGGCAACATGATGGAAGAGCGAATGGTGCTTAATGAAATGGCAGATTCGGAAACGGGTGAAGCAAAACAAAAATTGATTGAGCGAATTGCATTGATTGATGCGGCAGTCAAAGCGGCTTATGCTTGACATTACCAATCGGTTGTGCTAGAATATATACATACTGATTGAGGAACACATGGATAATTTTCAGAATTCAAAATCCAATCTTGCGAAACTTCTCGCTACAGAAAACATTACTGTGGAATATCGCAAGGCACAAACTGCCGCATTCAACGTGGCAACCCGCACACTAACCCTTCCTGTATGGAATGATCTTACACCTGAAATGACTGACTTGATGATCGGTCATGAGGTTGGTCACGCACTTGATACACCAATGCAATATGGTGATGCCGAACTACAAGGCTATGGTAAGGGTTTCAAAACTTTTTTGAACGTGGTCGAAGATGTGCGAATTGAACGCCGTATTAAGGACCGATATCCTGGTCTTCGCCGTTCATTCTCTAAAGGATATCAAGAATTTGTGAACCGCGACTTCTTTGAAGTTAGTGGTAAAGACATTTCTAAAATGCTATTGATTGATCGTATCAATTTGCAATTCAAGATTGGTCCTTTCTTTCCCGTTAAGTTTAATGAAGCCGAGACTGCACTAGTTAAAAAGGTCGAGGCTTGCAATTCGTTTGATGATGTTATTGCAGTATGCAAAGAATTGTATGACTACTGCAAGCAAGAATTGGATGACAAGCGCCAAGAGGCTATGGAAGAGTTTCAAGCCAAGGTTGATGCTGGCGAATTTGATGATGAGTATGATGATTCATTCGATAATTTTGATTCGGAAGAAGACAATGATGATTTCGAATTCAAGAATCCTAACGAATACGATTCGGAAGATGCCGATGATTTTGATGACCGTGATGATGGTTACTCGCATGGTCGCCAAGAGCCAGAGTATCGCGATCCCGAAGAATTAAAGCAATATGATGAAGTGAAAGCCGCAACCGATGAGAATTTGCAGAAGGCTCTCAAGTCTCTGACCGAACAAAAAGAATTGATGGTTGGTTCTATGCCTTCCTCCACTCAATTCAATTACAATAATCTGATTATCAATTACAAGAAAATCATCGGCAAGATGTTGACGAATGATGTTATCATTGATAACGAATATAAGTTTAATCTAATTACAGAATTCGAAGCCAAGAACAAAAATGCAATTGCATACCTTGTCAAGGAATTCGAAATGAAAAAGAAAGCGGCTGAGTTGCGCCGTGTGACTATCTCTGATACTGGTGTGCTTGATACCAATAAGTTGCACACATACAAATTCAATGACGATATTTTCCGCAAGGTTGGTTCTGTAGCCGCCGGCAAGAATCACGGTGTTGTGATGTTCATTGACTGGTCTGGTTCCATGAATGACAACATGAAAGGCACCATTGAACAGTTGATCACAATGACTACATTCTGTCGCAAAGTGAATGTGCCTTTTGAAGTTTATGCATTTACCACTCAGTATTTCGAAAAGAAGTATGATGAGAATGGACTGGCGATTCCTCCCGCACCTAACGTAACTAATGTATCTGGTACACTAGAACTTGATGGCGGTTGGAATTTGTTGAATCTATTTTCAAGCCGAATGAAGACAAGTGAATATCGCCGTATGGCAAATGACTTGTTGAATTATGGTGAGTTGATCGTCAACTACTACAAGCGTGGCTACATTGAAGAGCGTTTTGGTCTTGGTGGTACTCCGCTGAATCAAACCATTCTTGCCGCATCAGGCATTGTCAATAACTTCCGTAAGGCTTACAAGGCTGAAATTGTTGACGTTATGTTTTTGACTGATGGCGAAGATAGCGAGACTATGTGGACTTCTGGTGAGCGTTATGGAATTACAAGAATTGGCGCGTCTACTTACAAATCTGTATCTTATCTTGAAGATAAAGAAACGTTGAAAAAGTATCGCGTAAGTGATTCTGGCGTTACTCCTACTCTGCTTCAAATTTTGAAAGACAGAACTGGTTGTAATCTGATTGGCTTCTACATTCTGCCAAAGGGTCGCCGTTACTTTGACAATGCATTGGCGCGGTTCAAAACCTTAACCTCGAATGATGCATTTGCAAAATTCAAGTTTGAGAAGTTTTACTCTATCGGCAACTATGGCTATGATCAATACTTCCTGATTCCTGGCGGCAATGATCTTTCCGTAGAAGATGAAGACTTGAATGATCTGTTGGGAGAAAACAACGCGAATGTTAGTGCCCGCAAACTTAGGGGTGCTTTCTTGAAAATGAATAAGAATCGGTTGACTAACCGAATCCTACTCTCAAAAGTGATTGAGGAAATTGCTTGACTTTCCTCCAATTACCGTGTATAATATATTATGTTGAGTGATTGATTTACCCCTTGAAAGGAACTTTGTAATGATTAGCCGTGAACAAAAAGTTGCGTTTCTTACTGAAGCCGCGAATCGTTTTGGTGCTACTGTAACTCGCCAGCAAATTGTGTCCCTTGCCGATGAAGGCTTTGGTCGCCACTTCTGGATTGAGTCTGATAAATATCGTGTTGGTCGTGGCACTTATCAGTTGCCACTTGAAGAATTCAACGTCAATCTAAATGGCGTTTCTGCTAAAGTGATTGAAATGCCTAAGCAAACTCCTGTGGCTGAAATGAAGCCGATTGCAAAAATCTCCTCTGTTGGTCGTGTTGAAGAAGGTGCGATTGTTCCTAAAGTGAACAGTCTGTATGTGCCTTTCGGATTCTTTGACAAGATGAAGGCGATTATCGCCAGTCAACGTTTCTATCCTACTTTCGTTTCTGGTCTATCTGGTAACGGCAAGACTTTCATGGTTGAACAAGCCTGCGCCCAAACCAAGCGCGAGTTTCTCCGTGTGAATATTTCACCTGAGACTGATGAAGATGATTTGATCGGTGGCTTCCGTTTGATTGATGGTGAGACTAAGTGGTTTGATGGTCCTGTTATTCAAGCAATGAAGCGTGGCTCCGTGCTAGTGCTTGATGAAATCGACCGTGGCTCCAACAAACTTATGTGTCTGCAAGGTATCCTTGAAGGCAAGGGTGTCTTGATTAAGAAGACTGGCGAATTTGTTGAACCTGCAAAGGGTTTCAATGTGGTTGCTACAGCAAACACTAAGGGTAAGGGCGATGAGACTGGTCGTTACATGGCGGCTACGATTCTTGATGACGCCTTCCTTGAGCGTTTCCCAATTACCGTTGAACAAGAATATCCTGACACTAAGATTGAGACTAAGATTCTCACCAAGATGTTTGATAGCCTTGGCATTCAAGATAAGACATTCGCTGGAAATCTTGTGAAGTGGGCTGATATCATTCGTAAGACTTTTGAAGATGGTGCGATTGATGAATTGATCTCCACTCGCCGTCTTGTTCACATTGCCGAAGCATACACTATCTTCAACGATAAGATGGATGCAATTCAATACTGTATCAATCGTTTCGATGGCGAAACAAAAACTTCTTTCCTTGATCTGTATACCAAGATTGATGCAGGTATCGATCCAACTGCGGCTCCTGCCGAAGTGAAAATGGAAGAATCTACTGATGAGATTCCATTCTAAATAAATAACTCTCTGAAAAAAGAGGTCACTAAATGTGACCTCTTTCGTTATATATAAATGTATCACAACTCAATATTTATGGAGATATAATGAAATTTGAACTTGATCTAGCACAACTCCGCACAAAGAAACTGTTTATTGCAACACCAATGTATGGTGGGCAATGTCACGGCGCATACACAAAAGCAATCTCAGACTTAATGATTCTTTGTACCAAGTATGGCATTGAAGCAAAACTGTTTTTCATCTTTAATGAATCACTAGTGCAACGTGCGCGAAATTATCTAGCGGATGAATTCATGCGAAGTAATTTCGACTACATGATGTTTATCGATAGCGATATTCATTTTGAAGCACAAGACATTCTTGTGATGATGCACTTTGCAATCAATAACGATGATATGGACGTTATTTGCGGACCTTATCCAAAGAAAGCAATTTCTTGGGAGAAGATTAAACTCGCAGTAGACAAAGGCTATGCCGACAAGAATCCTAATCAACTAGAAGAATTCGTTGGTGATTACGTTTTTAATCCTACTGATGGTGTTACTCAATTCAGAATTGACGAACCCGTTCAAGTGAAAGAAGGTGGTACTGGCTTCATGCTTATCAAGCGTAACACATTTGAAAAGTTTGACGAAGTATATCCACAGCAACGTTATCGTCCAGATCACGTTCGCACCGCTAACTTTGATGGCTCTCGCGAAATCACCGCTTACTTTGATTGCCCTATTGATCCAGAGTCTAGACGTTATCTATCTGAAGACTACATGTTCTGCCAGTGGTCGCGCAAAGCGGGACTTAAAGTTTGGTTGCTTCCATGGCTTCGTTTGAAACACGCTGGTGCTTATATCTTTGGTGGTTCTCTACAGGCACTTGCGGCGATTGGTGCATCACCAACAGCAGGTCAAGATGTTATGAAGAAGGATGTTAGAAATGGACTAGCAGTAAATGGAAGTCTTGCGCCAACTGCTAAACTATCCGAAGTGAAAAAAACGAAGAAGAAATAAAGGATAAGAATGATTGACTATCGTTATAATGAAGATAAACTGATTGAAGAAATCAAGCAATACATTGATGCCACATATGGTCAACATTACTCCCAAAATAAATTTCAGGCTACAGAATTCATCATCGATGGTGGACATGGTGAAGGATTCTGTATCGGAAATATTCTGAAGTATGCACAACGCTACGGAAAGAAAGAAGGCAAGAATCGTAAAGACTTGCTAAAAGTTTTGCATTATGCTATAATTATGCTACATGTTCATGATTTGAATGAGGTGAAAAATGAAACTAAGTGAAAATACTGTCGGTCTTTTGAAGAACTTTGCTACAATTAATTCTGGTATTCAGATTAAGGCAGGTTCTATAATTCGAACAATCTCCAAACAACAAAACGTTCTCGCGAAGGCAACTGTCGCTGAAAATTTTGATTCAGAATTTGTAATCTATGATCTGAATCGTTTTCTTGCATTGATTACCTCTCTGGACTCCCCTGAGATTGCTTTCAATGCAGAGAAGAAAAATCTAACCGTGAAATCCGGTTCATCGAAAACCACATACGGTCTGTCCGATGAATCCATGATTGTCGCGCCTCCCAACAAAGAACTTAAAATTGAAAACGCTGAAGTGAATT